AAAAATAATGGTATTAACAGGTCGATGGAATCCGCAAAGATGGAACGCAACCGATTTCAAATACACATTCGCCAACAACTCAGCAATCGAATTTTTTAGCGCAGAAAACGACTCGAAACTTCGAGGTGCAAGGCGTGATTATTTGTACATGAACGAGGCGAACAATATGACCTTCCACGCTTACACCGAACTCGCCTCGCGTACAAAAAAAGGCGTTTATTTGGATTGGAATCCAGTGAACGAGTTTTGGTTTCACACCGATTTAATGAACGACCACGACGTCGACTTTTTAATTGTAAACTACGAAGACAACGAGGCTTGCCCCGAGTCGGCCCTAAATTTTATTCTCAAAGCAAAAGAGAAAGCCAAGACATCAACTTTTTGGGCGAACTGGTATAACGTTTACGGCTTAGGTCAACTCGGCTCACTTGAGGGCGTTGTGTTCCCGAATTGGGAACAAATAGATACAATACCTCAAGAGGCAAAATTCTTAGGTTGTGGCCTCGATTTTGGTTACTCAAACGATAGTACCGCTTTAATTGGAGTATACGAATACAACGGCAAAATAATTGCCGACGAATTGATATACTCAACCTCACTTTTGAACTCGGACATCATTCGATTAATGAAACAGGACAAACGCCTCCCGATTTGGGCCGACTCAGCCGAGCCGAAATCAATCGAGGAGATACGCCGAGCGGGTTTTAATATTAAGCCAGTGGTCAAAGGTGCCGACTCAATCAATTTCGGGATTTCAGTATTGCAGGAACGTAACTTATTAGTTACTAAGCAAAGCACCAACCTAATTAAAGAGCTGCGCAATTACAGTTGGGACACCGACAAAACAGGCAAGCGACTCAACCGCCCAATTGATGACTACAATCATGCCATCGATGCGATGCGCTACTTTGCAATGATGGGCCTTTCGATAAGAAAAGCACGAAAAGTGATTATAACCTAAAGGGTATAATTGCATGAATTTTTCCAAATTTTACACCTAAGCGGGTACAAAAAATAAACAAAACAACATTTTTCAGTTATATAAGTATGAGAGTAGTTATTCCAACATCACTAAGCGAGATAAAATTATCGCAATACCAACGTTATCAGAAGGTATTAAAAGACAACCTCGACGATGAGACCTTCGTTTGCATTCAAATGGTGGCGATATTTTGCAACCTGACTGTTGCCGATGTAATGAAAATCCCTGTAAATGATTTTACTGATATTATTGAAACTCTTGCAAAGGTATTGGACCAAAAGCCTAAGCTCGTTCGCACGTTCAAAATGAATGGCGTAAATTACGGTTTCATTCCAAACTTTGATAAGATTACACTCGGCGAACACGCAACTATTGACACGCTGCTCGGAACTGACGAAAATATACCGCTTTTAATGTCGGTACTTTATAGACCTATTAAACGAAAGGCAGGCGAATTTTATGAGATTGAGGAGTACGATGGCGACGAAAGCAAGGCTGATTTTTATAAGGATGTCACAATGGATATTGTGGTGGGTTCGATGCTTTTTTTTTGGACTTTAAACAAGGAATTGTTGAGCAATACCCTATCGCATTTGGAGGACAAAGCAGCGAGGGAGGGACTGAATTTGGAGGAAATTTTGGAGAACGCTGGGGTTGGTATCAATCATTTGTTCGATTGTCGCGTGAACTTAGAATCCACGTTCGAGATGTGGGAAAAGAGCCTCTTCATGAATCACTCACGCTATTATCATATTTAATCGATGAGTCTTTGGAGGAAGCCAAACAAATTAAAAAACAAATGAAATAATGCGAACATTTTACCAAGCAATAGACTACATAAAAACCACGCTCGAAAGTGCGCCGCTTCTTAACACAATAACTCAAGGAACGGACATAATCGACAACGTGAAAAAAAACATATTTCCCTTAGCTCACATCAACGTATTATCGTCAGTCGTTAGTACTGGCGTTGTGACTTTTACTTTTGAGGTTGCAGTCGTTGACATTCGCAATATGTCAAAGGTGCAAATCAAGGACAAATTTTTAGGCAACGACAACGAGCTTGACAACCTAAACACCTGCCACGCGATACTCAACTACATGATCACAAAAATGCAGCTCAGACGCAACGAGAACGACATCGAATTGCAGAACGAGCCAAATTTGCAGCCGATATTTATGGCGTTCACAAATGCGCTCGACGGTTGGAAGTGCGACATTGAGTTAAGCGTTCCGAACGATCAATTCTCAGTGTGCTGCGATGGAAACTAAAATCGTTCAACAGGCCCTCAATGATTTTGGCGCGTTAGTTGTTCAGCGAGCGCAAGCCAACCTCAAACGAGGGGGCAAATATGGCACCCACAACGCAAGCGGTAACCTATCGAGGTCGCTCACGTTCAAAACAAAGATAAACCCGAACTCGTTAGAGTTTGATTTTTTTGCCGAGTCTTACTGGAAGCTATTGGACTACGGAACAACAGGAAGCCAATCGAGTAGAAAGGCTCCTCAATCACCATACAAGGCCAACGCGTCAACAGGTGCAATTGATAAATGGGTTGTTCGTAAAGGGTTAAAAGGTACCCGAAGCGCAAGCGGTCAATTTACAAGCCGCAAATCGATGGTCGCAGCGATAACACGCTCGATAAATAAAACAGGAACACCCGAGACTAAATTTTTCCGCTCGGCATTTGATTTAGAATACCAAAACTTTGACCAAGTTATAGCCGAAAAATACGGCCTTGACTTAGAATCATTTTTAAAATACGTAGTAAATGAAAATATTAAACGTTAGAAGTCCTTATTTTTTACAAGTGCGAGAGGAGACTCAAGTCGCTGCACAAATACGGCTATACATTTGGCACAAAGGCGAAACGATGCCAACGCAACCAATCTACCTCGAGAAAAAAATACCTTCTCCGACTGATTATGAGATTGTGTTTAACATCGCTCCGTTTATCGCTCAAAAAATAAATCCGATTGACGCCTATACCGAAATTTATCCCGACCAAGAAAACAACGACGCTTGGGTTTATGTCTTTGCGGAATCTTACTACCAAATCGCAGACGATAAAACGTGGTATATTGACCGCGAGTTTAATTTTGTAGGCGTTAGCGGTTTCACTTCCTACATGGGTGGCTACAATCAATTGACCGATAGCAAAATTGCCTACTTGACAAATCCCGATATTAAGTATTATTTTGATGAGGATTTGGCTCAAGCCGACCTACCATATTTTAACGTATTAATTGATCACGATGGAGACTCACTTACGGAGGTTAAATGGACAAATCGTAGAAATTTGTCCTCAACTACATTCACTCTTTTGGATGGAAGCAACGACGCTGATATTTATATGTTTAAAATCCCTGCAAAAAACGCAGATATTACAAACCATAATTTCGGCAATGATATAATAATCGAGAGCGAGCTGGTTGAAACGATACAACCGACTGTCACAATGATACCAATTTGCGAGGGTAAATACACGCCAGTAGTGTGCGAGTTTTTAAACCGATTTGGAGGGTGGCAATTCCTTACGTTTTTCAAAGCACAAACAAATAGCTTGCAAACTGAAAACTCAACGTTTCATTTATTGCCCGATGAGTTAGACTACAACCCGCAACGCAATCAATTTCAATCGTTCAATTTCAGCGGTAAGCAAAGCGTGACACTCAACACAGGCTGGGTTGATGAAAACTTTGCAAATGTAATCACGGATTTAATGTTGAGCGAGACAGTTTTACTTGACAACAAACCTGTAAATGTGAAGACAAAATCGACCAATCTCAAGACTCGAATCAAAGATAAAAATATCAATTATACAATTGATTTCGAGTACTCGTATAACTTAATTAACGACGTGATTTAAATGGTTGCATTATACATTTATGACTTCGACGGCCAAGCGGTCAACCGCATTGAGTTATTTAACGATGAAAAAATTTCAATCACATCGTCAATTCAAAATTTCAACGATATTGGTAAATTGTTTACTGACTATTCTCAGACGTTCACGGTGCCAGCGAGCAAACATAACAACACCATTTTCAAACACTGGTATGAGTCAGCGGTTGGACTTACAAGCGATGAGGACCCGCTCGATGTGGATTTTGCTTTTGATCATAGAATCAAATATTACGGATACATTGAGATTGACTCAATCCCATTTCGAGACGGCAAATTCTTAATGCAAAAGGCCAATAAGAAAAACAATTTTATCGAATCATATACGATTAATTTTGTGGGTAATTTGGTGCAGCTCAAGGACAAATTTAAAGAGGACAAATTGAACGTTCTCGAAGGATACGAGTCTTTAAATTTCGAGTATAATTTTACCAATGTAATTGATGGGGACTATCCAAATATAAAGTTCCCGCTTATTGCGTCAACACGTCGATTTGAATTTGAGACAGGAACTTCAAGCGATGTAACTACAACCGCTGGAGCGATACCTTATACTGAGTTATTCCCTGCAATTCGAGTGAGCAAAATCTTTGATTTTATCGAAAGCACATACGGCTTGAATTTTGTAGGTGATTTTTTAAATTATGCTTTATTCAAAGAGCTATTTTTGTTTTGTAAAAACTCGGAGGAGTTTAACTTTTATAGCGAGCCACAAAGCCCAAATTTTACATCAACTACTCCTGCAAGTTTCCCCGAATTTAATTTAGCACTTGACCAATGCACCGTATCATTTGGACTTGATGCAGAGGCGTTTCGATTAGAGTCATGGATAAAAGTAGAGCCAACCGATCCGACAATTAAATACACCGTACAAATATTTGACAATGGAGTTCTATATGCAACTTATGAAGATTTGGAAGGAGATAGCGATTTGGGGTATTACTCAAAATATAGAGAACAAGAGAATACAATCAACGGTCAATATGTGACTCGTCGATTTACTTATAAAATCAGTTCTCAGCTTCCAATGACTTACGATGCATTCATAAATTTAAAACGTAATTTTGGAAGTGGATTTACTTTCTTTTATAGAACTGCAAACTCTTACTCAAACACTACATCAGGAGATTTACAAATTCGCAAGTACATTCCCGACTTGACTGTTGAGGCTTTTGTAACCTCAATAGTAAAAGCGTTGAATTTGGTTGTTGTTCCAATTAACGAAAATACATTTTTATTTCAACCGCTTGAGGCTTTTTATCAAGAGGGCAGAGTTGTGGATTTAACGCAATACATTGAAGCGGAAGACATAGAGGTAAACAGGCCAAATCTATTCCGACAAATTTCATTTAAATACGAGAAATCGGACAACGTTTTAAATACAAATTTTAGAAATACTTTTAATCGTGACTACGGCGATTTAACATACGACAATCCTAACTCGGCATATACTACAAATTATGAGGTAAAACTGCCGTTTGAGAATATCATGTGGGAGCGTTATACTGGTTATGATTTTATAACGGCAACGTGTTGGAATATAAACCTTCAGCCGTACGTGCCAAAGCCTATTTTAATGTATTATAACGGCATTCAAGAGTTAAGCGATGGCAATATTTATTACACCGACGGAACAACTCCCTCATTGTATTTAGAATACCCACGTTTTACAAATGAACTTGGAGCAGGAGGTAGCGATTTGGCGTACTTGCAAACGCTTAACTGGGGTGAGGAAATTTCACCGTGGTTTTTAGGAAGGGCGCCAAGAGGCTTATTCCAAAGATACTACCAAAACTCAATTTTTAACATTTACAACCAACGAACGCGAGTAATAAAAGCAAAAGCGCAGCTCGATACCTATTGGCTCACATCGTTAAAATTAAATGATCGTATTGTGGTGTCAAATAAACGCTATTTAATCAACACAATGACAACCGACCTTACAACAGGCCAAGTCGATTTTGAGTTAATTAATGATTTTAGAGATATTCAAGGCGCGGTTGCAAGACGATACTCAAACATTCAAGGCTTAGAGATTGACAACACGGCTCAAAATATCGAGGTGCAATTGTATCGAATCGATTACGACTATTTTAACGTGGTTGCGTCGGGTGGGTTTTTAAGTTATCCGTTGACATCAAACAACGATACGGACATAATTTTAAAACTGACAATTTCAGCGAACACAACAGGCGTATATCGTGAGGACTCAGTCGCGTTGCAGTACTATTTAAATGGAGTAGAAACCGAAGTTAAAATACCAGTTTATCAAAAT